GACATCAAAATGCCGTCAACGTCAACGCTGCCGTTCAGCGTTCCGTATAGTGAACGGCACGTCAGCGACGCATATCTCTTGTTTCGGTCGATATTCAGCGTTTCCATCTTGCTGTTTGTTGACGCGACCTCTTTCCCCGGAAATATCTCTTTCCACAGGTATGTTTGGGGATCGTTCAGGATTTCCATAACGCCATTATAGAACGCGTTTGTGATGTTGTCCGAATACGCGCAATACAGGTTAGAGCGCTCGCTGTCTCTGCCAATCGCCCACGTCATGTAGAACATGAGGATCGAAGTTTTTCCGACGCGCGGCGGCATGGATAAGAACAGCTCGTCCAACCGATCATCCGCCAAATCCTGCAAAGCTTCAACAAGCGTGAGCAGTGTCTTTCTGCGCGGCAGGTAGAATTTCTCCTCCGGTTTTCTATTCCACTCCAGATACAGCAGATAGCTGTCAAAATCCTTTGGAGCAGCCCACTTATAAGTTTCCTTTACCAGCTCATACGCCTCCATATCGCCACGCACGGCCAGTCTTTCGGCATACTTCCGCGCTTCCTTGCACAAAGCCAAATCATCCGTATTCTGCGCCATACTGAACAGCATCGTCACATTGTCCAGATTGCTCATATTCGATGCTCTAATCCGCTTAACAATCTCTTGATCTGTCATATTCCCTCCAAAACGAAAAGCCGCAGTTTCTCACTACGGCTCTACGGAAATATAAAGAGGGCCGCAGTCCAATGACTACGACCCCTATTAGTCGTCTACGAGCACCCTATTGCGCTGATTTGATTATATCATTCCTGCTTTTCTTCGTCAACTTTCATCCGTGCTTCCTCGATTAGCGGCTTATGGTACTTTTCCTCCGCTTCTTCTCTGACAGCTATTGCATCTGACAAACGGCTGTAAAGGCCAATAGTTTTCTTCTCCCCGTTTACGCCAATCGTCACGCCCCATCCTTTCTTCCTGCTGTTCCAGAATACACCCTTTCGCCCTGACTTATTATTCTTAGATGTTTTCCGCGTCAGCTGGTACACGTTGGAGTGTTCCACATCGCCCAAATGCAGCCGCCTGTGCATCTCTTTCACTACGTCCGCATTTGCACACCCGCATGACACAGCGCGTCCACGTTTAAGGTCTGTTCCGCTTGCCAATCGCTCCTTTCCGCAGTCGCAGACACAGCGGTACATCATGTTTCCCGCCTCGCCGCTATTGCACTGCTTAATATCTGTCCGTTCGACGACCGTCAACCGTCCAAACCGCTTGCCGATAAGTTCCTGTTCAAGCATCTTTCCTCTTCGCTTACAACCACAGGACACGCTTGCGCCACTCACCAGCTTTGCCGCCCGCACGCTGACCTCTTTACCGCAATCGCATCTGCAAACATAGCTCACTGTCTTCTGCGTTTCGTCCCTCTGTAAGACTGTCAGATACCCAAACCTCTTGCCCGTTAAATCCGGCAGTCTATTTTGACATCCGCAGGACGTTGTATGCCCGCTTCGCAGATTTCCAAGCCTATATTCCTTCACGCTGCCGCACAGCAGGCATTTCGCCTCGCACATCGGGATTGTTCGAGGCGGCTTGCCCGGTCTTAGATACGGCGCACGCCACTCTCGGATTACCTCAAGATTGCCATAGCGTGTGCCCATAGAATCACCCCTTTTTGTTCTTGCGGGTGCTCACGGGGTCTACCCCGCGCGTCAGCCGCTACCCCCTTATTACCCCCGCCGGGGTATCCCCGCGCGCGTGTCTCGGTGCGTGTGCCGCCTGTATGGGGCATATACGCCGCGCATCCTTCCCACGGTTGGCGATGGC